TTTCCCCCGAGGGACGTGTCGAAGCCCATGCAAATGGGCAGCTCGACGACCTTCTCGGCGGGAGGGGCTAACCAAACCAGAAGGAACCAATCATGGCTATTGCCAATTTCATCCCGGAGCTCTGGACAGCGAAGATCCTCGTCGCGCTCCGCAAGAAGGCCGTTGCAGGTCAGCTTGTCAACCGTGACTACGAAGGCGAGATCAAGCGCGCCGGTAACACGGTCAACATCACGTCGATCAATGACGTGACGATCGGCACCTACACCGAGCACACGGACATCACGTTCGAGGACATCGACGACGCGACTCGCGCCCTGGTTATCGACCAGCAGCGTTACTTCGCGTTCGAGATCGACGACATCGAGCGGGCACAGTCCGTCAACGGTGGCGCGGTGATGAACCAGGCGCTCGACAACGCGACGTACCAGCTTCGCGACATCGCTGACGCGTTCCTGCTCGACGCGATGAACGACGCGATCCAGGGCACCGGCAACGACCTCGGTACGGTCGCGATTCACACGACCGCGAAGAACCTGTACGACTCGTTCGTTGACCTTGCGGTGACGCTCGACGTCGACAACGTGCCCGAGGAGGGTCGTTGGGCTGTTGTGTCGCCGTCGCTTCACGGTCGCCTGCTGAAGCTGGACACCTTCATCACTCCCGGTGACCAGGCTGCGCCGGCTGCGCGTCTCAACGGGTACATCGGTTCGATCGCTGGTCTCGACATCTACAAGTCGAACAACCTCCCCGCTGTCACTGACGCGGCTGCGACGGGTGGTCTCGCGATCGCTGGTCACAGCATGGCGACCACGTTCGCGGAGCAGATCACTTCGGTTGAGGCCGTGCGTCTCGAGAAGCGGTTCGCTGACGGCCTCAAGGGCCTCCACGTCTACGGCGCGAAGGTGGTCCGTCCGACCGCTCTTGCCGTGGTCGAGTTCGACGCCACCGCGTAAGTCATCTAGGAGGTCATCGTGGTTGCGTTCACCAACTCTGACGCTGTCGCCGCTCGTCTGAACCGTACTTTTACGAGTGCGGAGGACGAGTGGGTCACCACACTGTTGGTGGACGCTTCCGCGTACCTTCGGTCGGTTATCGGGCAGGACGTTTACCCGACGACGACTTCGACGTTCACGGCGTGGCCGGATGCTGGGCGGGTTGATCTGCCTCAGTATCCGGTCGTGTCCGTGGACGCGGTTGAGCGGGATGCGGTTGCGGTGGATTACACGTACCGGCCCGGGTATTTGACGGTGTCGTGTGATGAACCGGTGGATGTGACGTTCACGTGGGGTGTTGCTACGGCGCCGCCTGTGCTGGTGTCGTTCTCCGCTGTTCTCGTGTCGCAGGCGATCCTTGCGGTCGAGACGGGGACGGGGCTCACGTTTGGTGGGCTGTCGTCGGTCGCGCTTGATGACTTCAGGGCTGCGTTCGCTGACGGTGGCGCCCAGTCCGGAATGGTGCTCCCGGAGCCTCAGCAGGCGCTTATCCGGCGTCAGTTTGGGCGTGGGGACGTGACGGTGGTGGAGACCCGGTGAGCGTCCTTAGCGGCGCGCTGAGCATGGGTCGCGCGCAGGCTGAGGCACGGTTCACCGAGACGTTCAAGGCGTACACGGTGACACGTACTGGGCCGGATGCTGATGGGCTGTACACCGATACAGAGGTGACGGTCTACGCGGCTGTTCCGGGTCGGGTGAAGTACCCGACCCTGACGGTTTCTGAAAGGGAACAGGGATCACAAGTCCCGGCCATTCAGGACGTGCATATTCATGTCGCTGTCGGCGCAACCCCGAACGTGGGGGTGAACGTCTTGTGGCGGGTCACCGCATCCACCGCGGACGCCGCACTTGTCGGTCGGGTGTTCCGCACCAAGGGTGAGGCGCAGGCGGGGCAGGTTACTGCGTCCCGGTATCCGGTTGAACGGGTCACCTGATGGCTGACGGCATCACCTTCAACTTCGATGATCTGGACCGCCTGGCTGCGGATCTTGAGTCGGTTCCGAAGAACATCGGGCCGTTCCTTGAGTCTGCGATCAAGTTCACGTCGGTGCGTATCAAGCGTGGTGCGGCGCGGAAGGTTGGCCGACGTAGGCATTTCAAGCAGGCGGCGGCTGCGATCGACTTTGATGTGAAGCATTTCAAGGGGTTCGGGGCTGAGGTTGTCCAGTCTGAGATTGGTTACAACAAGGACAAGGATGTGGGCCAGCTCGGCAACCTTGTGGAGTTCGGCGCCCCCAATTCTCCGAACGCGTTGACGCCGGGTAGCGAGCTCGTCACGACCCTCCATGAGGAGCAGGCGGACTTCATCAAGGGCATTGAGCGTGCTGTCGATGACGCGCACAAGAAAGCGGGCCTCTGATGTCTAAGAAGCACACGGACGCGCTCAAGGCGAAGACGCAGGAGATCACCGCGTTCGCGTCTAAGACGTTCATCAGTGTCGCGGTGGTTCCGGGGAGTACGGCGAAGCCGGCGGCGCCTTACATCGTGTGGCATCCGGCGCAGGGTGAGAACGCGCAGACCGGGGTTACGGGTCCGCGGGTGCGTAAGAACCCCCGCTATACCGGGCACATTGTTGGGGAGTCGGCGGATCAGGTTCAGGTTCTTCTGGATCTGCTTGAGGCGAAGTTGGTCCCGGCCGGTCGCGGTATCACGTTGACGGTTGCGGGTGAGGTGTCGAAGCCTGTCTGGTTCTCGTCTCCGCTGCCTATTCAGGTGTCGATGGACCCGCTGCCCCCGGTGATCTATGCCGTGGTTGAGGTGGGTTGGTCCGCTGATCCTGCTTGACCGGTTCCATTCCACGAAGCCCTCGCCGTGTGCGGGGGCTTCTCCAGTTAAGGGGGTCCGCATGGCGAAGCGAAAGCAGCCGGCGAAACCGACCGCACCGGGCCACATCGTGCTCGAGGACGCGAACGGGAACCGGGTGACGGTGACCGAAGCGCATTGGCGTCGCTGGATGGTGGCGCTTTCACAGACCTTCCGCCCCGTGGCGGAGACACCGGACACATCCGTGTCCATTGAGCCGCCCACGGGCGACAAGACAGAGGAGAACTGACATGGCTCTTGAGGACGTTCCCCAGTCCGTGAACTGGGACGACAACCTTCGCATCACATGGACTGCGGAGGCTGACGACCCGAAGTCCGCTGCGGACCTCATTGCGGGCGTCGACCTGACGTACTCGCTGAAGACGCTCACCCGCACGATCAACGAGGCGCGGATCGAAGACCCGCGGCTGACGCTGAAGCAGATCCTTGAGCGTCCCGGCAAGATCACGGAGACCGTCGAGGTGCAGTACGTGTTCGGCGACGACGCGGATGTTGCTGCGGCGACCCTGATCCAGGGCACGAAGGGTCACCTGACCCTTCGCTACTCGCTTCCGAACTCGACGGTTTGGGCTGCGGCGCAGGTTGTCGACGTCATCACCGTTGAGTGCGGCAAGCAGCGTAAGGACTCGCCCGTTGAGAACGGTGTGCAGACCCTGACGCAGACGCTGTTCGTGATCGACATCACTGAGGACGACGTCGCGATCGCTGCGTAACAAGCCCCGGGCTGGGTGGTTCCTCCACCGTCCATCCAGCCCGGTTCCCTCCACGGTGGAGACAGGTGGAGAACATGAGCATTCAGGATCTGATTGAGAAGGCCCGGGCGGAGGCGGCTACGCCCGTCACTGACTCGGCGAACGTGGTTGTTGGCGGCGAGATGGTTGCGCTGACGTTCACGAAACTGCTGGGTGCGGAGTGGTCCGCGATCACCGCGATCAACCCGCCCCGTAAGGGTGCGCAGCTTGACTCGAATCTGGGCTACAACCTCGACGCTGCGGCTGGTTCGTACCCGGTCGACAAGTTGACCGTGGCCGGTGAGCACCCGACTGCTCCGGAGTGGGTGGAACTGTACGGGCTGCTGGATTCCCCGTGGCGGGAGACCATCGCCCTGAAACTGTGGGGTCTGAACCAGCAGGGTCCAGCGGCGAGGATTCTCACACTGGGAAAAGCTTCCTCGGGGGCCGGTTCCAGGAAGAAGCGGAACTAGCCCTCGAGATAGGTGTCTCACCGCGCCGGCTGTCCGGTTGGGAGCCGGCTGAGGTGACGACTTACGAGTATGACGGTGACCGTCTGGTTAGTTCGGTGACGATCCGCGAGGCGGAGTTCTCGCCGCTGGATGTTGCTGCGCTGCTCGAGGCGCGTCGTCGTGCGCGGGTTCGGCGTGGCCCCCACGGGTACACGGTCGCGGAGGCGACCGACCCGGACAACCAGTTCGCGTTTGTGGCTAAGCCGCGGCAGGACTGGGCGATGCGTGCGATGAATCAGGCGCGCGCGGCTTACGAAGCGGAGAACCCGAAGGCTACCGATCTGGGGTCTCTGGTGTGGGACGTGCAGAAACGATCGTGAACACACCGATGACCAGCAGCACCCATGAGGGCGTGTAGAGCCACAGGGTTCGCAGCAGGTCCAGTCCGAGGGTCATGTAGACCGTCACGCCGGCGAGCAGCACGGCGACCGCTATTAGTGCTGCGCCCGTGACGGTCTTTGCCCTCATGCAACCGAACAGTACCGGACTGCCGGTCGAGATACATCCCTGGAGGGTGCATGACTAGGCAGGTCAAGGCAGAACTTTCGATCGGGTACCAGCAGTACGTCGATGGGATGAACAAGGCCGCGAAGGCGACCCGTGAGACGGCCACTGAGGCACAGAAGCTTGCGGAGCAGCGGGAAGCGTTTACGCTCCTTGGTCGGACGGCGCTTGCGGCTGGTGCGGTTATCGCGGCCGGGCTGGGTGTTGCGGTTGCGAAGTTCGGAGAGTTCGACCAGGCCATGTCGAACGTGGCGGCGACTGGCGAGGACGCGCGCGACAACATTGAGGGGCTGCGTGACGCGGCGCTCGAGGCTGGCGCTACCACGGTGTTCTCTGCCACGGAGTCGGCGAACGCGATCGAGGAACTGGCGAAGGCTGGTCTTGACGCGTCGGAGATCCTTGGCGGTGCGCTGAAGGGTTCGCTGGACCTGGCTGCTGCGGCGGGTATTGGTGTTGCGGAGGCGGCGGAGATTGCTGCCACCACGCTTCAGCAGTTCAACCTGGACGGTAGTGACGCGACGCATGTTGCTGACCTTCTGGCTGCGGGCGCGGGCAAGGCTATGGGCGACGTGGGCGACATGTCGCAGGCGCTCGCGCAGGCTGGTCTCGTATCCGATCAGTTCGGTGTGTCCGTTGAGGAGACGGTGGGTTCTCTGTCGGCGTTCGCGTCGGCCGGCCTGCTCGGTTCTGACGCTGGTACGTCGTTCCGGACGATGCTTCTGCGTCTCGCGAACCCGACTGATGAGGTCCGCGATCTCATGAAGGAGATCGGGTTCGAGGCGTACAACACTCAGGGCCAGTTCATTGGTCTGTCGGGTCTGGCGGGCGAGCTCGAAACGTCCCTTGCGGGGATGACCGATGAGCAGAAGCAGACCACTCTGGCGATGATCTTCGGTCAGGACGCGATTCGCGGTGCGACGGTTCTCTACGAAGAGGGCGCGGAAGGCATCAAGGACTGGACTGAGAAGGTTGACGACGCAGGGTATGCGGCCGAGACTGCCGCGACCAAACTCGACAACCTCAAGGGCGACTGGGAAGCGCTGAACGGCGCAGTTGACACTGCCCTGATTTCGATGGGTGAGGCGGCGGATGGGCCGCTGCGGTTCTTCACGCAGGGCCTCACGACGCTCGTGGACAAGTTCAACGAGATCCCCGCTGCCGGTCAGCAGGCCGTGTTCTGGATCGGCGCCGTGGCAAGTGCCACGGGCATCGCCTACGGGGCCTACCTGCTGCTGATCCCGAAGGTGGCCGAGTTCAATGCGGCGCTCGAGTTGATGAGCGCGCGGACCCAGACTGTCGCTAAGGGTCTCGGCATGGTGGCGAAAATCGGTGGCGGTGCTATCGCCGGACTGGCGGTCGGGGTTGTCGCGCTCGACGCACTCACTCAGGCACTGAAGGACATTGGTCCCGGGGCTGAGGTTGTCGCGAACAAGGTGACGACTGCGCGGAGCGCTGTTGATCTGCTGGCTTCTTCGGCTGGCAAGTTCGGTGGCACCGACATCAAACTTGCCACCGCGCAACTCAAGCAACTCGGTGACATCCTCGAGAAGGGTCCCGATTCTGGCGCGGGAATCATCGGCGCTTCGACGATCACCAACCTGGAATTGCTCGGAAACGAGCTCGCGAAGGTCGCCGAGTCTGATCTGCCTACCGCGCAGAAGCAGTTCCGGCTGCTGGCCGAAAGTGCTGAACTGACGGAGAAGCAGCAGTCGCTTCTGCTGGATCAGATGCCGGCTTACAAGACGGCTCTTACCGAGCAGGCGACCGCTTCTGGTATTGCCGCCGATGGTCAGGAACTCCTGGACCTCGCATTCGGCAAGACCGAGGAATCCACTGAGGACAACGAAGATGCGCTGAGGGCGTTGTCGGGTCAGGCGTCGGTGACCGGCGACGATATTGACGCGCTGGCGGACCAGATCCGTAACTTCGGTTCGGCGACTCTGAACGTTCGTGACGCGCAGCGTCAGTTCGAGCAGGCGACGGATGACGTGTCTGATGCGGTCCAGCGGCAGATCGAGGATTTCATCAAGCCGCAGGAAGACGCCTACTTCGCGGCGAACGGCACCCTTGACGGGTTCGTGGCTTCGATGGAGGGGTTCATCCCGACACTGGACACCACAACCCAGTTGGGGCGTGACGCTGAGGCGTCGCTGGATGATCTTGCTGAGTCGACTCTGGAGTTGTCGGCGGCGACGCTGGAGCAGACGGGTTCGCAGGAGGACGCGAACGCGATCATCGCGGATGGTCGCGAGCGGCTGATCGACATGCTGGAACAGTTCGGCATCACGGGGCAGGCCGCGGAGGACTACGCGGATGATCTCGGGTTGATTCCGGAGAACATCGATACGGCGGTCGAGCTGAACACGTCGGACGCGACGAAGAAGCTTCAGAGTTTCTTCGACTCGTTCAATGGCCGTCAGATCACGTTCAGTGCGGCGGTTACGGGGCAGTCGGCTCCGGTCGGTACGGGGACGGTCCTGCTTCCGGGTCGCGCTGGCGGCGGTGCGATCTCTGGTCCTGGTGGGCCGACAGACGACAGTGCGGGGGTGTATGCGCTGTCGGATGGTGAGCACGTGATGACTGCGGCGGATGTGGCCGCGATGGGCGGTCAGCATGCCGTGTACGCGTTCCGTGACGCCCTGCATTCCGGTGGGGGTGGCGGGGCAGGGCGGTCGGTGCAGGTCAACCAGAACATCTACCCCGCTGAGGGCATGAGTGAAGCGCAGATCGCCCGTATCGCTGCGGAGCGGATGGCGTTCGCGGCTAGGGGGAACGGGTGAACGCGACTCTTGGTGGGCTGACGTTTGTGGGTGGTGGGGGCACGGCGACGTACACGATCGACCGTGACGGGTTGAAGGGTTGGTTTGAGGGTGTGGAGATGCGTCGTGAGACCATCGCCCGCCCGAACGGCGACGGCGACTTCGACGCTCCCGGATACCTCGGGCCAAGGCTCATCACCCTCACGGGACTCATCCTGACCGACGACGATCCTGAGGCGTTTGAGGTTGCGATGAAGGCTCTCGAGGATCTGCTTGCGGATGGCGGGATGGACACGTTCACGGTTGAGCAGGCGACGGGGACGTACACGGCGCAGGTTCGCCGTCACGGTTCCCCCGAGATCGACTTGGTCGCGTATGGGAGCACCGCCCGTTACCGGTTGCAGTTGTGGGCGCCTGATCCGACGAAGGAGCTTGTTCCGTGACGTGGTCCTTCAACATCTATAACACGCAGTCTGGTGCGCATGCGTTGACGCTCCCTGAGCCGAGTGCGGGGGAGTGGAATACGCGCCTGTCTGGTAAGGGTCGCGGCCGGCATGCGTTCCCGTTGTATGGGGCAGGGGTTTCGCGGGCTGACATTCGGGAGTTCACCACCGGCAACAAGTACACGATCACCCAGGAGTGGGGTACCCATGTTGTGTACGCGGGTGTGATTCAGCGTCCGACGTACACGAAGAAGACGCGGACGCTTGAGGTGGCTTCGGGCGAGCTCCGTGGTGCGTATCTGAATGACCGCATGTTGTTTGGTGTTGATGCGTATCTGCCGAATGATCCGATCTTGACGGTTTCGGGTCGGTCTCATTCGGGTGCTGCGCGGGCGGTGCTTGGGCTTGCAACGTCCACGCCTGGGTTCGCGCTTCCGATTGACCTTCCTGCTGATGGTTCGGGGGGGTTCTCGGCCGACTGGCTGCACAGCGAACGGTTGAAGGTTGAGGATCATCTTCAGCAGGTTGAGGATGACGGTTGCGAGATTTACCTGCGCCCGTACAAGTCGGGGTCTGCGTTGCGGTTTGAGACGGTCGTGGGGTCGCCTGGGGTTCAGATCGGTTCAGCCACTTCGATTGATCTGGCTGGCGACGATAGCCCGGTTCTGGATCTTCAGGTTTACACCGACTATGTGAAGCAGATGACGGGTGTGCTCGCGTTTGGTACGGGCGGTGCGTCGGCGCCGACAGCGTATGCACCGTTGTCGGGGTATCCGGGTGGGATTGGTATTCGTGACACGTGGATGACGTTCAGTGACATCTCAGACGTGACCCGTCTACAGGACGCGGCGAACAACACGTACGCGTTCCTCCATGTTCCTACTGAGGTGATGTCGTTCGGTTTGCATGTGTACCCGGGTGGGCCTGCGTTCGCTGCACCGGGACGGTTGCTTGAAGTTACGTCCACGGGTGATGAGTACATCCTTGACGGGCCGTACACGAAGCGTGTTGTCGGGTTGCGTGGCGACCTTGGTTTGACTGTGACACCGGAGGTTCAGGATGCCAGTTGATGACCCGTCCGATCTGAATGCTGGGGACCGGACACTGCGGAAGCGTGTCGAACGGCTCGAGGCTGGCACTGGTTCCGCTGGCGGGGATAGTTCCCACGCGGGCGTCGGGTTCAACAGCGTCCAGCTTGGCCCCGATGCTGCCGCGACGGAAGACCGGAGTGTGGCGGTCGGGGACGGTGCGACGTCGTCGGGTGTCGAGGCTATCGCGATCGGACGTGATGCGACGGCATCTGCTGATGCTGGGGTTGCTGTGGGGTTGTGGGCGGCGGCGACCGGGCTTGGTGGCGTCGCGGTTGGTTCCGCGACGGCGTTTGCGTCGGCGAGTTGCGCGGTCGGGTTGAATGCGTATGCGGGTCATGCGCGGAGCACTGCTTTTGGGTACGACGCGGACACGACTGCGGCAGATCAGATGATGCTGGGTACTGCGGCTACCACTGTGGTTGTGCCGGGTACGTTCTCGAACCCGTCTGCGCGCCGTTTGAAGCGGAACATTGTGCCGGCGCCGTGTCTGAGCGACATTTTCCCGGAGCTCACCGAGTGGGAGTACATCGACGGTGACGGTCGACGTCGGCTCGGTTACATCGCTGACGATCTGGTTGGAACGGACGCGGAACGGTTCGTGACGGTCGACGATGATGGGCGTCCGTCTGGGATCGACTACCTCGGCCTGCTGGTTGTGCAGGTCGCACAGATGCGCGCGGAGATCACCGCGCTCCAGAACGAACTGAGGGGCTGACGAATGGCTGAGCTGGCTCAACTGCCTGGGGTGCTGGACCTCCGCATCTACCGGGGTGATGACTCGAACTTTCAGGTGACGATGACGGACACGGAGTCTGGTGACCCGTTGGTGTTGCCGACGACGGGGTGGCGTGCGCAGGTGCGTGTCGACACGAACGTTGCGAGCCCGGTGATGTTCTCGCTGACCGTGGACGCCACGGATGCTGCGACTGGTGTTATCGGCTTGTCGGTTGTGGGTACGGATACGGCCGAAATCGAGGGTCCGGTGTACTGGGATTTGGAGAACACGGACCTGGACCGCACGTACCTTGCGGGGAAGATCAAACTGTCGGGGCAGGTGAGCCGCGATGAGTGATATCACCGTAGCGGTCACCGCTCAGCCGGCGATCGACGTGGAGGTGACGAACGCGGGTGCCACCGGTCCGGAGGGTCCAGTTGGCCCGTCCGCGGTTTCGGCGGATGACGGCAACATTGCGATCCTTGGCACCGACGACCTGATCTTTGTTCCGGAGTCGGGCGGTGACGGGGCGGTGGAGTCTGTCGCTGGCAAGACCGGTGTTGTGGTTCTTGAGAAGGCTGATGTTGGTCTCGGGAATGTGGACAACACTGCGGATGCGGATAAGCCTGTCAGCACGGCTACGGCGACCGCTCTGGCCGGTAAGTCGGCTACCGGTCACACTCATGCACAGTCGGATGTTACGGGGCTTACAGCGGCGCTGGCCGATAAGGCTGACGCGGCGGCTGTGACTACCGCGCTTGCGGGGAAGTCCGACACCGGGCACACGCACACAGCGTCCCAGGTGACGGACTTCAACACGGCTGCGGACGCACGTGTCGCCGCGGGCATCATCGTTGCGGGTACGGCGAACAACCCGCACACCACGCAGGGCGCTACACGCAACGCGGCACTTCCGAAGAACTTCTGGCAGTACACGGGCACCGAGGGTATGGATGACCCGACGAACGCGATCTTGGGCGACGAATGGATTAGCGCATGACGTACTGGGAAGAGACGATCCCCGCCGACGCGAACCCTGGCCCGCTGGTCTACACGGCACTCGCGACGAAGCTTCTCGCGCTCGGGTGGACGCTCGAGGACACCGTGGTTATCGGTGCCCGAACTCACAAGGTGCTGAAGTCGGAGGCCGCGGGAAACACCTACGGGCTGGACTGGTACCTCGACATCTCCTACCCGACCACGGGTATCGCAACGGGTGTGATGCTGTGCCCGTTCGAGGGGTACACGGCCGGAAGTGATGTTGGCCTGCGTGGCGCCTACTCGGCCGCGTCTACCAATGCGCCAGACGCCACTACGTACTCGCGGTTCGGTGCGACGACCTCAGCCCTTGAAACGAACTGGGCGAACACTGGTAGCCACACATCTCTCGACACGCCGCTGACGACCTCAGCTTTCGTCATCAACGCATCGGTCACCCGCGATCGAGTGGTCCTCCTTTCGAGCACAGAGGCTACAGCGGTCTCTTACTGCGGGTTCTTCACACCGACGACAGCCCATGCGGCGCACGCTGGCGCCGCACTGTTCCCGCTCATCACTACGCGGCTGGTGGGCAGTGCTGATCGCACCGCCGCCAACTCGGCCGCGTCGGTGGGTGCAGCGCTCACCCGAATCCCGAAGGCGTCGACCGTTAGTAACTGGAACGCTCACTGCGTCGTCGGACCCAACACGATGCGCATGAACGGACGGGTCGGTGGCGCGGCGGCTGAGGGCGACAACCAGATCACGACTGTCCCCTTCCTTGTGGGGATGGGCGGTGTCAGTTGGACCCTCGGCACCGCCACTCATATCGGCGAACTGGACGGGGTTGAGTGCGGGTTCGCTGACGGTGTGGTTGCTCGCGGTGACGTGGTCACTATCGACGGGTCCACGTACACGCTGTCCACGGTGACTAGCAGCGCCGCAATCGCGATGGCGCAGGTGTGACATGGCAGACCGCGGCACAGCAACGTTCATCCCGTCGTCGGCGTTCAACGTCGCGACTGACTATGACCCGATCGTGCGCGGGTCGGGCGGTACACCCGTGGACCCGAAGCGGTATCTGCTGACAGGCTCCGGCTGGGTGCCGATTCAATAACTGTGTATCACTGGTGGATACGAAACGCTCTTGCATAACGTATCCACCAGTGACACAGTAAGGGACATGACAATGAACACCACGACCCACCCGAACCCGGTCGGCGCACTCCACATGGACGACGACACCGAATGCGGCCACGACGGTGCATGCGGTCGCAGCATCTACTGGGTCGGCGGGGCACCCCTCCACGAGTTCCCTACACTGTCCGAGTGACCAGGCCCCCCGGGTACGTCCCCCCGAAACATCAGAAGGTCATCCACCGTGCGCAACAGGCGCAGGAGGCCGCTGACGGGGCGTTCCGGGACGCTGTTCGTGCAGCCCATGCTGATGGTGCGTCGATCCGTGAGTTGGCGAAGATCGCGGGGGTGGCCCCGAACACGATCCGCCGCATACTCGACGCCTAACCGAGCCCAAACCTTTTCAAGCCTCCGCATTGTCGGGGGCTTTTCTCATGCCCTCCGGAGGTACCTAATGGGCGGTCTAGCACCAGCACGGATCTACGTCCGACCCATCCCCAACTACCCCGACGACAAGTGGCGTTCAACATTCCGGGCGCACACCCGCCGCAACCCGCCCAGCCGTGAACCGGGCGTCGACTACTACTGCCCCATCGGGACGGTGCTTGTCTCCATCGGTGACGGGTACGTATCCGAGGTTGGCGGCGGCATCGGCCCCGCAACCGGACGGTACGTGAAGGTCAACCTCGACAACGGGCAGAGCTTCCGTCTCCTGCACCTTGGCCCGCGTCACTCCCTCGTCCCGCGAGGCGGGCGCGTCCGGAAGGGTCAGCCGCTCGCGATCTCCGGCGCATCCGGTTACGGCTCCGAATACTTCGGTGCGTCGAGGCCCAATGACGCGCAAATGATCCTCAACACGGGCGGACCGCACACACACGCGACCCTCTTCCCCACCCACGCATACAACAACTTCGCCGGCCTCCTCGACATGGAGGAATGGGTCACGAGCCCAAGTACCGCGAGCGGCAACGCCACACCCCTCCCGATCACGAAGGACGACGACATGCCCATCTTCATCCGCAACACCGCGCGCGGTGATTACGTCGTCACTCCCGGCGTCGTCCGGTACCTGGGGAAGTCCGGGGACATCCTCAACGTCACCCAGCACCCTGGCGGTCCCGGCACCCCGGAAGAGATCAACATCATCCCCATCAAGGATCAGGATCTCGACGCCGTGCTCTTCGGCCTCGGCGGCATCTCGCCGGAAGAGATCGCCGTGCTCCCGGCTGGGCGTACATGGGTTGACCAGGGGCTCTTCTCGAACCCGTGGCTCAACTTCGGCGACTCACGGCACACGCGGGAGGTCTCGGACCTTTCGATGCACGCGAAGCTCGACGCCCTTCTTGGACCCGACCGCGCCGCGCAGATCGAAGCGTCCGTCGCCGCCGCGGTTGAGGCCCGTCTGCGCGATGACTTCGAGGCGATCCCCGGCGACGTCCGCGACGAGTTCAAGAACCGCCCCCTCTCATGACCATCACCGCCGCTGCCACAGACCCAGGACTCTGGGAATCCGTTCCACCCGCGGTATGGGGAACGCTCGGCATCCTCGGCGCCGCACTCCTCACCGCGGGTGGTGCCGTCTTCGGTACGTGGCTGACGAACAGACGCAACGCGAAGGTCGACGCCGGCCAACTGGCACTCACCTACGCCCAAGGTCTGCGGGATGACGTGAAGAAGCTCGAGGAACGTGTGACGACGTTGGAGAACGAACGGAACGCGTACCGCTCCCATGCGCATGTGCTCCACGAGTGGGGCGGGTATGTGGAGACCTCGGACCGTCCACGACCTATCTGGCCCGTGAACCTTCCCCGATGAGCAACCTAGGAGAACCCATGTCTGACATTCCCAACGCGTCACACCTTGGCGTGATCGTGAAGAACGCGAAAGCACGCGCCATCATCTACGGCACCTACGTTGTCGCCATCATCGTTGCCGGCGCCGCACAGGTAGCGTTCGCATCGCTCGAGCTCGGACAGCCTGACATCCTCGTCGCGGCTGTTGCGGTCCTCGCCTACCTGGGTGTTCCTGTCGGCACGCTTGCTGTCGCGAACACGAACAGCGCCAGTTGATCCGGCACACACCGTTCAAGGGGAACTCGATCCGCCTCGCGTTCGGGTTCCTGTTCTACTGGTTCTAAACACACATGCCCCGCACCTCCACCTTCACTGGTGGGGTGCGGGGCGTTTCTGCGTTGCGTCAGTACTGGAACGGTATCGTCCGCCAGTACACGAGTCGGAAGTGTGAGCATGGGCCGGGGGAGTCACACGGGGAGTCGTCGTCCGCATGGTAGGGGATGCCTGGGGGAGTGACTTCGGTGGCCGGTGTGATGGTTGGGCGTGGGGTGTCCATACCCCTGGGAGGACGGGAAACGCTCCCCTGATACATCACCGGTAGGGGGTTTTTCATGACTCGCTCCGGTCTGTCGGCATGTTCCAGGCGGGGATGAACGCGACCTCGACCAGTTCACGGAGCCGTTCGATGTGCTCGTCGCGCCACTCGGTCTCGTCCTGGAAGATGGCCCAACCGTCCCGGTCGAAGTCGTAACGGACCACGATGTCATCCGCAGCTCGAACGTCCATCAGCCCGACACGGATCTCGGTGGGGTTGCCGCCATTGCGTGGGTACCAGAGTTCCGCATGAACCGTCTTACGATCCTCACTGATGTACGGATGCTCGTCGAAACCGCGAGCTTCGGTAGACTGTGTCATGTCAACTCCTTGTTAGTTGGCCATCGCCCCGGCCTGTTACCGCAGGTGCGGGGCTCTTTCTCTATCTTAACGGTTCGGGTTGCCGTCCGGTAGTGAGACTACGCGCGGCCCTTAGTATCGGATGCGATAACCCGGTGGCGGTTTAGTGGCTGTTTTCAGAAGCTACCTGTGACTCCCTGTGGCTACCGTCCCGCAGAATCACGCGGAACGGTAGGTCGAAGTAGGCCCAAGTAACCATCACTGCATACCAGACTGCTCAGCATTCGGGGGTTCGAATCCCTCACTCGCCACCGGGCCCACAGCCCCGGAAAATCAACGAAACCGCCCCGCCAGTCTTCGGACAGGCGGGGCGGTTTTCTACGTTAGTGGCTATTTAGTGGCGGTTTTCGTCGTCACTGTCCTCCCGCAGAGGATGCTTGCCATGTCATCCGCGACCTCGGGCAGTCCAACCGTCTCTTCGCGCCCGTAAACCGCCAGAGCCTCAGCGATCAGCGCTTCCGCTTCCTCCGCACGGCGGAGTAGTCGGTCGATCGTTGACTCTGCGCCGTCGCGCAGCCTGGGATAAGTCGCCGTGTGCCCACAATCGGAGCAAATCCAGGTGTTTCCGTCCTCGATGATCTCAATGTGATCGCACGTCGACATCACTCACTCCTATCGGCGGTGAGAGCGGCATCGTAGGAGTCCTCCCAGACAACCGTCCAGTCGCGAGTGTTCAGAGTGATCGGTTGTCCAACGCCGTCAATACGGAACCGGAGACTGTATGGGCCGTTGACATCGCTGACTACTCCCACCCCGCGGATCACCTCATCGCCGCGAGTAGCAACGCGACGCCGATTGGTAGACTCATTCATTGTTCGATCCCTTCATGATCGGACTCTTGCCCTCGGCCCGTCTCAATCGGGTCGGGGGCTTCTTCATTCACATTAACAGCCACCACAGACGGCGGAACCAGCAACTTCTGCACGGTCGCCGCCGACGCCGGCCCGCGCGAAGCCTGCTCCACGTAATGCCGCAGGTTCCCGAAACCCGTATGCCCAAGCTGGTCACGCGCGGCCTCAACACCCAAATCCTCAGCAAGCAACGTCGCCACAGCCTTACGGAACGCCCCAGGAGTCACCGACGCGTACCCACTCCCCTCCAACGCGGCCCGCCAATCCCTGCGAAGGTTGTCAGGCCACCGCGGCGTCCCGGCCGCAGAGGGAAACACAAGATCCGAGTACGCACCGGCCGCGCGTGCCACGAGCATCGGAACAACGAACACGGGCAACTCGAGCTCGCGCCGCGACTTGTCCGTCTTCAGCGTTTCCTTCACAACAAGCTTCCCGTCGATACTCCTCGCCACGGTCCCGTTGATCGTGACCGTGGGTGGCATCGAGTCGAAGTTGAAGTCTGACCACCGCAACGCCAGAACCTCGGACGTGCGGGCGCCGGTCGCCGCATACATGTCCATCGTGTCCCGCAGGCTTCCGTTCCGCGGACGCTGGTACCTGTCGTACCCGGCATCCCACAGTTCCAGCAGCCCACGGATCGCGGCGATGTCGTCCGCGCGAAGAGCCTTCACCTTCGGCTTCGTCCGCGTCACCGCCTTAGTCTCCGGCACCGGGTTCTGATCCACCGCGCCCGCATACACCGCATGCGCCATCATGTGCTTCAACACGATCCGAACCGTCCGCGCCTGCCCAGGAGTCTTCTTCGCCACAGCCTGGATATAACGGTTCAGTTTCGCGGGGGTAGCCTCCCCAACCCGGACCCCAGACAAGCCCCGCAGAACGGCCTTCAACGCCTCCTGGTAGGTGAGTTTCGTCCCGTCCGCCAGGTTCGTGTCGGCCAGCATCTCCACCTTCCACGCTTCAGCCAACTGCTGAAGGGTGGAGTCGCGGGTGATGAGGTCACCGGCCGGCGCCAGACGGTCCCGCAGAGCCTCCTTGAGCGCGTTCACGGCGAGGGCCTTGGTGCGGCCCGTGCGCATCATCCGCCGCGTCTCACCGTCGCTGTCACGGTAGTAGGCGCTGGCCGCTGGCTTCCCGTTGTGAGTGAACGTACGGATCGTGCCGTAAGTCTCGAGGGGGAGCGGTGGCCTAGCCATGACGTCGCATCCTAGGACTCGTCGGCGATGCGGAAGTACCCGCGCCAGGCGGGACGCTGCGCGATCCATTCGCCAACGTCCACGGGCACCCAGCGCTTGATTTCTTCAATCCAAAGGCGCGGGCGGGAGTCTTCCCAGATCCGTTCCCCGGCGTAGTTGAGGGCTTCGGGTTCAAGGAATCGGACGGTTGAGACGTCGCCGTCCATGTTCTCCATGACACCGACGAACGCTTGCACCTCCGCGAGGTTGTCGCCCGTCCACTGGATTCGGTCGCTCATCACTCGCCGCGCTTCCATCGGCTGATTGTATTCGTCGACAACCCCGTGAAGGCGGCTAGCTCGCGCACGGACGCCCCGTGTTTAGCGGCAGCGACGACCGATTCCCGGATCTCCGCCAACACCTCGTCACGTTGCTCGAGTGCTGTGCGAATGCGTGCCTGATCGGCGTCATTGATGAGTCCTCGCTTCTGGGGCACGCCCCCGACTGTAGCGCTCATCGCGACGGGGGGTAGAGCGGGCGGCTAATCGTTGCGATCATAGCTACACCTTATACCAAAACGTTGCGGGAAGCGCTACAACTTGAGGCTTCATTAACAGAAACCAAGGAGAGTCGTTTAACTTGGCTAGCGTCGTTACCGAATCGTTATCGAATGTCCGCCTTAAGGGGGACAGGCGAGCGCTCTCCTATGTCCCAGCCATGACCTAGCCTTCGCTTAATGGTCGGCAGGAACCCTCCCAGACGGGTTAATAAGCCCCCGCCGACCAGAGTCACACCGGGGTTGGGGGAACAACAAATTGAACGACGCACGCGCAAGCACTAGCGGACCCGACTCGGCATACCCAGATACCGTCCCCCAGACCCCGGGACACATCATCTGCGGAGCCGGCGCCGCATGCGAACAGATCTGCCCAGTGATGGCGATGGGGCGCTCATGCCCAGGGCTCATGCAACTGATGCAAGAGCTCGAAGCGCTCAGTCACCCTTGGTTGGCACCGACCGGGTCGCTCGTGCATTAGCGAAAAACTGCTCCGGGGTGACTCCGAGAAGAACGATGGCCCGCAGCAGGAAGTCGGCCGGCATCTCGCGTTCACCCCGGAAGTAGCGTCCAACAGTGTTGTCGGGCTCGTTCATGGCGTCAGAGAACTTCCCTCGAGTGCCGTACACGTCGAGGGCTTCCTTCTTTAGTTCGCGCACCACGTCAGCGGTGGTCAGAGGCGCGTCATCCACGGCGTCGATACTAGCCGTTCC